CTGTAGAAGAACTTAACTCAGAAATGATGGCAATCTTTAGACCTATCTCAGAAGTAATTATACATGCGACTGAAACTGCAGAAAACAAAGATATTGGTTCAATTGAAATAAACAATATACATAAACAACTCGGACATGACGGTATCGTTTATCATTATGTTATAAGAAGAGACGGTAGATTGCAAAGAGGTAGACCCGCAGACCGTAAATCAGACCACACCGCAAAGGAGAGTCATAATAACTTTTCTTTAAGTATTGCATTGGTTGGTGGAATAAATCTTCCTACGGGTGATGTAAATCCCTTAGACAACCGTTCTGAGTCTGGATTTACAAGAGAACAGTTTACAACACTCGAAAGATTTATAGAGGCATTTTTTGTGAAAGTGCCTGGTGGGTTGGTATTTGGACACAATGATATAGAGATTGATGAACTAGACCCATACTTCGATGTAAAAGATTATGTCGAAAAAACCTTTAGAAAGACTTACGATAGGGTGGGTAATACTTTTGAGTTTGAAGCACTAGACCCAGATGACACGGAGATAAATAGTTAGTCATGACTACTAAGAAAGACAATCTAGAAAATAGACTCAAACAACTTGGAGAAGGACAAGAAGAGAGTATCGGAGTACCCAAGGACGGTTTTCAAGACCCAACTGGTGAGTATCCAAGAAGAGATTACAACTTCGGTTCAGGAATAAACAAAGCCGCAAGGGGTACAAAGATAAATGACCTTTATGTGAATGGTGGTGCAGAAGGTGTTCCACTAAACATTGAAGAACAAAGACCTTCTCGTTTTCCTTTTAATCAAGTAGATGAAACTCCTTCGGGACATGTCGTGGAATATGATGACACGCCAGGTGGAGAACGCATACTAATTAAACACCGTAAAGGTGCGGGTGTAGAAATGCGAGCAGACGGTTCGGTAGTTATTTCTGCAGTCAATAATAAAGTAGAAGTGACTGGTGGAGACCAAACTCTGATTGTCGAAGGTCATGGTAGTTTAGTATATAAAGGTAATTTAAATCTAACCGTGACTGGAGACTACAATGTTGATGTCGGGGGTAATTATAATGTGCAAGTTGGGGGTAATCACATAGAAGGTATCTCAGAGAACCATAGAACCTTTGTGACCAAGAATTCTGAATATGTGACCAAAGGTAGTAAGTCAACGAAAACTATCGGAGAACACACCGATATTATGTTATCAAACAATAATCAATATGTCAAGGGTAATCAAAAGAACTGGATAGAAGGAGATAATGAGATTGCAGTAGAGAAAGATATGTTTGTATCTGCAAAATCTTCTCTCGCAATGACGAGTGAAGTATTCAACGCAACGGGTATTAAACAAGTATCTATCTTTGGACTGAAAGGTTCAATAGGTGGTAAGAATGTAAACTTTACTGGAGATGTCTTCATGGGTAATGCGGGTGCGAAACCGTTTACCAGTGGTGCATCATTCTATGGTTCTTTCCACGGACAAGCAACTGAGTCTATCTTTGGATTGTTTGCATATAAATCTGAACGTGCTAAGTTTGCAGAAGTATCTGATTTAACACACTCACAATCGTATGCAGAGGCCGCTACATCTGGTAGTACACTTGGACATACTGGTGGTGCTCCAAATATTGCAATAGACCAAGAAACGAATAAACCATTAGGCCCACCACCGATACCAGATATTGTTGCGGCTTATGGAACAGTCGGAGAATTTGCAATACGTGATATATCAATTGATAACGAAGATAAACTTAAGAACGCACTTGACTTTAGTGATGACTATCTAGGGTTCTTTGATAGACACCCAACAACTCAGGAGATTAGGTCAAAACTTAGAACAGAAAGTAAAAGAGATGAACTTCTGGGACAAATGGTTGCAGAAGGTAGAGTAAGTAAAACATCATTTAGAACAAAACCAAAACGTATTGGTAGAGTCAGTGGTAAAGAACCAACATCTAGATTTGGTTATACTGCGATAGGTAATGCAATGGAGAATAGGGGTAAAAGATTTACTCCGAAGAAACGATGAGTATATTAGTAGTAGACCCAGTATATAATCCTAATTTAGTTGCAACGATTACATCTGCAACAAAGTTAGGGCCTGGTATAACCATTGCAAAGTTTCTTGGTGCATATGGAGATAGAACATCTTTTAATCATATTGGTACTAAAAAAGAAAGAGAAGCGATTGCAAGACAACTATATCTACAAGCAGAAATGATGCGTATGATAAATGGTAATATAGATTTATTCAACAAAGTAAGATTGATAGTAAGTGAAGGTATCTATCGTGCAGGCCCAAATGAAACTCTATCTGGAGATACTCTTGCAAAGAGTAAAGGAGAGTTAGTATACTATCAAGTGATTGGTAATGACGGTATTGTTGATTTGGAAACAACATTTGATATTGCAGAATACTGGAAAGACTATGCGGACTATGGTGAGATACGATTAGACTACGACTCTTATAATCCAGACAATACTCTTACTGCACAGATTGGAGTCCATATGCCTACTGTCGGAGAAGACTTTAATGTAAACTTTACCAGAATGATTAAGACTTTCTTTAATGGTCAACTACAATCTGACGGTGAGTTTGTTGAAATACTAGAATACTTTGATAGAAACGATAGAAGAGTATCAAGAAACTTATCCAGTAAGATTACCTACGATACGTCTGGTCAAAGTTCACATGGAAGAACCTTACAGAACCAACCACGAAACTTAGAAAAACAATTAGAAGCAGAAGAGACTATTGACAATCTTGCGGATACTCGTCCAGTAGGAAGTGGTCACGAGTTAACTAAAGTTCCAGAAAACTTAGAGATAGTACAACAAGCAGTACAAAATGTAGAAAAAGATACAAAACAAGTTTTATCTGGAGAAAGACCATTAATCGACATGGATACTGGTTTACCCGTTGACCCTAATACAAAAAGAGGTCAAGAACTGATTGAAGCAAATAAGAAGTTGGAAAATTCTTTAAAAGAAAGTACAAGAAGAAATCTCGCAGCTGCTCAAAGACAAGAAGAGATAAGAAGAGCTGGTTTAACACAAGAACAAAGAGATGAAGAAGATAGGATAGCATCTTTTATGAATTTTAGTAATGATTATGGATATACTGACTCAGATTTTTGACGGTAAAATAATCAAACGAGTATAAATAGATACATGGGAAACGCATACGCAAAGGAAGACCAAGGAGATTTAAATGTTTTTAATATCTCTACCAGTCGTTCGTCTAATTATAAAGACATTGACTTAACTTTCAAAGCAAAAGGAACAAGTGGTGATATATTTAAGAAAGAGAATGCGGCCGCAGTAAAACAATCAATCAAAACTCTACTTCTAACAAATAGATTAGAGAAACCTTTTAATACTGACTTCGGTGGAGATATTCAAGGTAGATTGTTTGGACTTGCAATTGATAGTACTGCGAGTGAAATAAAAGACCAAGTATTATATACCATTGAAAAGTACGAACCCCGTGCAGAAGTATTAGACTTGATTGTCACACTTGACCCAGATAGAAATTCACTACATGTAAATGTAGAGTTCAAAGTAATAAATACGGGAGTTATAGTAG